CTTAGTGCGCTTATCGAAAGACTCCCAGAAGAAGAAGGTGATTCTGAAGAAGAACTAGAAGGTGATTCTGAAGAAGAACTAGAAGGTGATTCTGAAGAAGAAGAAGAAGAAGAGTTGGATCTTGCTGACGATGAGTCTGCGATGTATGAAATTGCTGGTCTTTTTGAAGAAGATGAAGCACCTGAAAATGAAGGTGTAGATTGTAATGAAGACGACGAAGCAGTTTATGAAATTGATGAAAATATGTTACGTAGAGAAATCTCAAGGATGAAGGCTTTGCGCGAAGGTGATGCAGCTGCAATGGCAAGTCACTTTGGTGGTGGTAAAGCTGAAAAAGAAATGTTTGTTGATGCAGACGAATTAAAGGACTTAAATGTACATGCAGATCATTTAGGTAGAGAAGATGTACCTAGTCCTAAGGTTGAGGCTTTAATTAGAAAGGTTGTACGCAATAATCGTATGCTAGAAGGAAAGACTCAACAATATAAAGAGGCACTTCGTGGAATGAAGAACCAACTTGCAGAAATGAACCTATTTAACGCTAAGCTACTTTATGCAAACAAGCTTATGCAAAATAGAGAACTTTCAATTAAGCAACAAAAGCATATTGTTGAGTCCTTGGATAATGCTGCGACTCTAGGTGAGGCTAAGATCTTATTTGAAAGCCTTTCAAAGTCTCTCAGCAAGACTCGTACAAGTGGCAACCTCACCGAGGGCGCTACAAGAAGAACGCTTAGTTCTTCATCACGTCCAACTAGAAGTGCACAAACAATGAATGAGTCAGTTGCACTAGACAGATGGGCAACTCTAGCTGGTATTAAAACCAAGTAATTTAAGTTAAAACAGAAAAGGAAAAAAATATGTCATTTACACTTAAGACACTTACTGAAGGCATTCGTGATCGTCACGTTGGCCAACAGAACAAGAGACTCGTGGAGAAGTGGTCACGCACTGGTCTTCTTCGCGGTATGGACGATGTTAATCGTGAGAACATGGCTACTCTTCTTGAGAACCAAGCTGCTCAACTTCTTCGTGAAGCAAACACAATGTCATCTGACGGTGTTGGTGGTTTCACAAACATCGCATTCCCAATCGTACGTCGTGTATTCGGTGGACTCGTTGCAAATGAACTAGTTTCAATTCAACCAATGAGCCTTCCAAGCGGTCTTCTATTCTACCTCGATTACACTTACGGTGCTCCTGATGGATCTTCACATGGTCCATACAAAGACGGAGAGAGCATCTACGGTGCTCCTAAAGGTAAAGGAATCCAATCTGGCGCTCTAGCAACTGGCGGTCAATATGATCTTGCAGGTGCTGGATTCTCTCGCCAACACAAGACATCTGCTCTTGATGCAGACGCTGATCTAGTTAGCTTAGGCGCATTTGATCCAGCTGTTGCTGCTGATCAAAAGCTAGTTCAATTTGACGAGGACGTTCTTGCTTCTTCAGATAGCTACCATAAGGTTGCAGTTAAGCTTTCTGCACTAAGCTCTGCTGATGAGACAATGATTAGAGACATGATGCTTACACAGCTACTTGCTGGTGGCGGTGCACCTCTTACACAAGCAGTTTCTACTTCTCTAGATCCAAATGGTCTTGCTCATAATGTAAGAAGAGTAAATCAACGTTGTGATGCAGCTGGTGCACTTGATCCAGTTGATGGTACACACGTTTTCATGCTTATTAGACTTGCTGATGGCAAGACAATTACTGCTGACTTAGACGCTGACACTGCTGTAGTAACAGTTCCAGCATCAGGTGTAGTTTCACACGTTAAAGCTGCAACACAATCAGTTGATAGTGCAAGTGGCGAAGTTGATTTCGAGCCAGAGTTCGAAGGTAACGGAGACGGCACAGTTAACGTTATTCCAGAGATCGACATCAAGATCGAGTCAATTCCAGTAACAGCACAAACACGTAAGCTTAGAGCACGTTGGAGCCCAGAGCTTGCACAAGACCTTAACGCATACCACTCAATGGATGCTGAGGTTGAGCTTACACAAATTCTTTCTGAGCAAATTGCTCTAGAGATCGATCGTGAAATTCTTTCTGATCTTGTAAGTGGTGCTTCTGGTGCTAACTTCTACTGGAGCCGTGCTCCAGGTAAGTTCGTTAACAAGAGAACTGGCGCAGAAGTTGGACGTTCTACAGTTGGTGGTAACGCAGCTCCTGGACCACAATTTACCGGTACAGTTCGTGAATGGTATGAGACTCTAACTGAGACTGTTATCGACGTTGCTAATGAGATTCACAGAAAGACACTTCGTGGATCTGCAAACTTCATCGTAGTTTCTCCAGACGTTGCAACTATTCTTGAGGCTTCAGTACTTTATCGTCCAGCATACAGCCTTGACGGTGATGGCCAAGTTGGTGCTCCATTCACAATGGGTGCTGAGAAGGTTGGTACTCTTTCTAATCGCTTCACAGTTTACAAGGACCCATACTTCCCACGCAACAAGATTCTTGTTGGATACAAAGGCGGAAGCTACCTCGAGACTGGATTCGTTTATGCTCCATATGTAC